TATAATACTTAAAGTATAAAGTAAACCTTTTTATTAAAATAATTGATTAATTTATTAGTATACATTATCTATATATAGGTTATACTTATAGTATAAATAAACGAGGATATAAACATGAAAACATCATACGAACTTAAAAACGAAAGAAATAATCTAGAGTTTGATATCAATAGATATCTCGGTAATCATAATGCTAATACACCTAGTGATTTATCATCTAAGCAACATATGATTTATACAGCTATGCTTGACAGGTTAGCTGAGATAGATAAATCTCTTAGCAACTAAAGACTTTTTTTTACTTTCTTTCTTTGGTCTACAAGTCGTATCTGAGCGAACTTGCCTTTCCTTGCATTATTAACTTTACAAAACAAAGGATAAGTTTTTAACAAGTAATCTGCTGATAACTGTTCTGTGTCAGGTGTTCTATATTCTTGTATTCCGCCTTTTTCTGTATATATCTTGGTTTTAGGTGCTAAATAATTAAACCTGATTATCCCGCCATCTTCCTTGTAGTATTTTATGGTTCTCTCATAATCTTCTTTTGAATGATATCTTTCAGTATAAACATAAGATTTCTCAGAATGTCTATTCACCCAACCATAAAAACAAGCAATAATAAACTTAAAATTAAAAGTGATAGTTTCTTTCATAAAAAACGGGTTAAATGATGCATTGATACCCCATAAATCTAATTTATACTCAGTACATAAAGCGAATGCTTGTTCACCTAAACCTACTAAATCTGTGACAGGAAATGTTTTTTTATCATTCATCTTACTTTCTAAGCTCATAATGTCATCATCAATACCCATAACAAACTGACCTACTGGATAATAATCAATCATAAAGTTTCTTTGAGCATTGATACTGTTGTTGTTAGCAATAATTATATTGACTGGATATTCTTTTAATTTTTCAGTATATTCTTCCTGCTCATCTGCCCTGCTTAAAAAAATATCTACATTTTTGAAGTCTATATTAGTTGTAGATAAATATTTAATAGTTTTATTTAATAATGTATCTGACCTACCGCAACTCGGTATCGCAATCCTAAAGTTCATTTATCTCTCCAAAGCTATTTTTAATTCTTCTTTTGCGCTTCCGCACTTAATCATTTTTTCTCTGATGTAACAAACTGCTGATATTCTTTCACATGCGCCATGTTTAATTATTTCAGTATTGCCATGTATTTCATGTACATCAAAAAAACCTACATCTGTGTTTCTAACATTTAAACCAATCCCATATTTAGGAATGACTGTGTATGCTCCATCATATTTTCCTTTTTCTAATACTGCTAGATTGCCGATGCCATCTTTGTAATCACCTTTATCTGTGTGACAAGCTGTCCTGAAGTTATTATTCAAAGTGACTGTTGTAAATGCTGTGTTATCTATTTTGAAATCTTTATGTATTTTATCCCAATATGCTTTTTGCAATTTATATTTTTCAGGCACGAATGTTTCGTATAATTTTGAAATATATCTAATGTAAGGTAGTGTCAATTTATATTCATCAAAAAATCTTTGACTAAATTCTGTCATTCTACAGTAAGGAATCCTCGCATATCTATCCATGTACCCTATGACTGATGACATCACTGCTACCGCTTTAGGTGAGTTCGATAATGTTCCATCTTTTTTTAGCGGTATGAACCTACCACCGCCTAACACTTTCCCTACATATAACCCATCAATTTTCATGCCAACTTTTATCTCATCAGTTTGACCTGATGCCATACCTCTGTTGTTTGATTCTCTAAGTGATGCCTTTCTTATAAACGGGAATGCTTTTTTACATATTTCAAAAGGTATTATTTTATTCAAATAAACCGCAACTATTTCGCCATCTTCGTTTTTATAGGTGGTGTTCTCAATAGGTATAGGATATGTAATATAAGATTCATCTAGATATGTACCTTTTATTTCATCAAGTTCTTCTTTAGTTTTTTGTTCTTTAACTGTTATTACTTTCATATTCGTTTTTTACAGCAGTCATTACTGCATCTGTTATATTCTCTGAGCCGTATAAAGATTTTAATTTTTCTATCCTTGTTCTAAACAAAGGTTCTGTTTCTGAACTAAGAAATAACTGCACCATTCTGACTTGTGATGGTAAGAAGTCATCACCCTCTCCTGTGAAATCATTATCTACTGCGCTGATAGTTTCATTTAATTCAACAGTGTTTGAGAAATTAAGTTCTTTAGAATCGAAACCCCAATCAACTAAATTATCTACATCAAAAAAGTTAGCTAGATTCTCGAAGTTCCATTGTCCTTGATTTTTATTCAGTCTGATGTTTAACTCTTGTTCTTGCTTTTCATCAAGATTAACTTCAACACATGGTGCAGTTTTTATGTTCATATTTTTTATAACTTGCAATCTTTGATGACCGCCGACTAAGATATTTTTCCTATCAGGGTGTACATTGACTATTAGCGGGTCTACTAAACCGAACTTGTCTATACTTTCTTTTATTTCATCATATTGTTTTTTTGTTATTTCTCTTGGATTATAATTAGCTGGTATAATATCAGCTGTATTTTTTTCTATAATTTTCATATTAACTCCTAGAATCTATTATCTATTAACGAATCATAACACATGGTATTCATATTGAATCTCAGTGTAATCTCACCTATGTTGCCACCTACTCCAACCTCTCTAACTTTTGCTATACGAACTTTAGTTTGACCTCTTTCGAAATCTCTAGTTACAATTACGCCAAGGTCAGTTTTATTGTTCCAGTGACTACTTCCCGACACGTCATACAGACTTTTCACTTCAAACAAACCATCAGGATTTCTTATTTGTTTCGTAGGGTGTGCGACCATAAATGTAATTGTGTTAGTTTCACGATTAAATCTTTTTATTTTGCTGATAAGAACTGATATGTGTTCATCTTCACGTAAGTTTTGTCTTGCTGGGTTAATTTCGTTATATGGGTCTGTAACTAAGCCATCAATTTTATAATTATCTACACAATATTTTGCTCTTTCTAAAATCCAATCTATATCAGGTGAATCACCTTTTTTATCTATAAAGTAAAAGTGTTTTTCTATAAAATTAACCGCTTCTTGTACTTCATCAATCGTACATCTATTCTCAAACATTATATCAAATGGTTTCTGTACATATTTCTCAATTAATCTTTTTAGGTTTATTGCCAATGAATGTTCAGGTGAAAAAACCATGTACTTGAATCCATGCTCTTTTGCTGTACGCATAATTATGTCATATGTCAAGCTAGACTTACCGCAGTTTGGTGTACCAGTCATTAATATAAAACTGGGTTTGACTAATCTCATTATCGGGTCTAAATCTTTGAACCCTGTTGTGTATCTTTTTGAGCTTTTGCCCTCATAAAGTTCCCAAAGGTTCTCATAAAGACTTTTGGCGGTATGTATACCATCAATTTTATCTGTCATTGTTTTATCCTCGTTACTTATGGAATCTAATATATACTATAAGTAATTATAAATAAAGTATTATCCTGCAATAAAGTTTTTATTTCTACCTTTTTGTCTAACAAATTTCTTGTTGTTTGTTATATTAGTATTAGTAGTCAATTTGACTGTATCATTTTTGGGACAAAGAATAAGATAATTATTATTTTTTCTGATGCCTTTTCCTGTTTTGTGTACGGATATCAATCTTAATTTTACAAGTTTTTTAATATATCTTTGAACACTACTCTCACTACAACAACAAATCGTTGCTAAATGTTTCATGCTTGGATAACACTTATTTTCTGTATCTGCGTAATTACTGAGCATTATCAACAATAATTTACTACCGCCACAATCTGTCTTTTGACTGGTAGCCCATGATATTGCCTTAAAACTCATCAATAAAAATCGTTAGGTTGTACTTGTTTCCCTGTGAATTCTATTATTTTTTCCATATTCTTCCTTGTTGGCACTCTATGACCATATTTCCACGAATTGACTGTAACTTCAGGCACATTCAAGACTTTAGCCACTTTACTCACTGGAATTGATGCTGTTTCTAAGTATTTTTTGAAATTCATTAACTATATCTCCATATTAATAAGCCATTATCAGTTATCTTATATTAAAAGTAAATATAAATATAGTATTTTACTACTTTACTTAATAATACTTTTAGTATTATAATAGTTTAAGTAATAAATACGAGGATAATTATGAAAGAGTACGAAGTAAAAATATATAGAAAATATAAGGTGGTCTTTACTGATGAAGAATATCAACAAGCAGTAGTGTCGCCTTTGGGTATCGACTCAGCTTTACAGTCACGAGCTAGAAATCAAAGACATTTAGAGTGGTTAGCTGAACAAGAACTACATAGCACGAAAAGAACTGATGACCTTTACGAAGTCAAAGAAATAATAAGAGGATAATATAATGAAAGCAAAAAATAAAACACAAATGGTCTTAGAACATTTAAAGACTTATAAAACTATAACAACATGGGAAGCTATAACCGAATATAAAGCTACTAGGTTGTCAGCAATTATTTTTAATCTTAGAGTTAAATTTAACATAATGTCAAAAAACATTACTGAGAATAAAACTCATTACACTAAATATATTTTTAAAGGTATAAAAAAATGAAAATAGATATATGGAAAAAAATAGAAACATCAAGTATAGAAGAAATGGATACTAATAGGCATATTTTATCTGAGCAGGATGAAGACCAGTCACAATATAGAGTGCTTAAAATTCTCAAAGATGGAACGGCAATAGATGTTTCATCAGAGGGTAATTGGGTCTTTCATAAATATTTAGATAGTAAAATTTAATAGAGGTATAAAATGAAACTATTATTAAAATCACAAAGAGATAGATTAATAAAAAACTTTCGTAAACATAAAGATGCTTGGAATGATGAACACCCAACGAGTGTTGATTCTAAAGTAGTGGTTAAATTATTTAATCCTACTGGAGCGGGTACTTGGTGGCTCACTGAGTTAGACCCTAATACAAATATAGCATTCGGTATCGCTGACATACATTGTAAAGAAATGGGTTACATAGATATGAAAGATATAGAAGCATTCAGAGGTCAATTAGGATTACCTGTTGAACGAGATATGCATTTCGAAAGTAATAAATTTACATTAGAAGATATTATGGAGAAATCGAATGTATAAAATAATAATAGAAATAGATGAATATGCACAAGCTGTGAAAGTTCCGAAATCACATTTAATGTTGTATCTAGCTGAGAAAAATTTTCAGGTTGATAGAAAATTATTAGGTCGTACTCTACAAATATTAAAAAAAAATAATTTAAAAGCTAATGTGCAAGACTTGTTTAAGTTAAAAATGTTTATGGAAAAAACAGAACATTTGAAGTGGACAGAAAAATTACCAAGCGTTGAAATGTTCGTTAAGGCAGTTTTCAAATGATGAATCAAGAAAAGTGGAAAACTATAGCGAGTTCTGAGGTTCTTAAAAAAAAGAATCTCGGCTATCAAAGTGTGAGTGACATTATCAACGCTAGACCGAATAAAGGTTTAGAAAAGTGGCGTAAAGAGTTAGGCGAAGATGTAGCTAATTTTGAAACAAGAAGATGTGTTAATAGAGGTATAAAAGTACATTCTATGATACAAGAATATTTAACAACTGACTTCAAACATCATTATAGTTTCGCAGAGAATCATATGCCGACATCACATAAATGTGACAGTGTTTTAGCAAATGGTTTATTTATGAATATGCTGGGTTATCTAGAATTAATTGATGACATTGTTTTTATAGAACAAGAATTATATTCTGACACTTATAAAATACATGGTCGTGTTGATTGTATTGCTAAAATTAAAAGTGATGATGAGGGATATCTAGCCGTTATAGATTTCAAAACATCTAACACACCCAAAGTTAGCATAAAAGATAATTATGGTGTACAACTAACCGCTTATGCTGTCATGTATAATGAAATGTTCAATGAAAACATAGAAAATATAGTCTTAATTAATGCAGATGAGAGAGGTGGTTCTCAAATACTTAGGCGAGATGTTAAAAAATTCATGCCTATGTTTGAGGACTGGTTCGTATTTTAATAAAATGAGTGTAATTATCCCAAATGATAGTAGAGCCATGAGTTTAATTAAAAAACATAGGCAAAACATGGATAAATTAACTGAATTTATCAAACCTATAATAATTAATTATGTAGAATTCGAAAAAGAATGTTTTGAAAAGCATGATGATAGAAATATTAATAATTCTAAATTTGATTATACTAATTTAGAAGATTTAATTGACTCAATGTTAAGTCATGACTTTTATTGGTCTATTCAAGGCATAAGAGAAGATATAGAAAATAAACATAAAAAAGGTGATAACAATGAAAAAAATAAAAGTAAAAAAAGATAATAAAAATGTTAAAGGTATCGAGAAAAGAATAGGCGAACTCGTTGATGAAACATTTATTTTTGAGGGCATGAGTCCTGATACTGAAAAAGCATTTAGGTCTAAACTTATCAAAGAATCAGTCGAAGATACATTGAAAAAAAACAATATTGTTATTGAGGAATAATACTTTACTTATTAATATTTTAAGTATAATATTCTAATATAAACAATGAAAACGAGGTATAACAATGGCAATCAGTAAACATTTAGAAGCTCATAATGAGCAAAAAAGAAAAGATAATCATGAGTTAGGTTTAATTACTGCGATTCATAAGTATCAACAACTCAAACTCAAATCAGATGCAACAGGTAGAAACTCTAGATTCAAGAGTGATGAGAACCCTAAAGGAACACCATACTCTACACTAGAAGATGCGATAGATTGTGCTAATGAGGGTCTGAAGTTCGGTTTAATATTCACACAAAGTGTTATTTGTGAGAATGACCAACAGTATTTACATACAGTAGTAAGACATATCAATGATACAGAAACACTACAATGTAAATATCCATTATTCGTAAATAATAAAGAAAATCCACAGGCATTCGCCAGTACAGTAACTTATGCAAAAAGATATTCACTACATATGTTGTTTGGATTCGGTAGCATAGTGAGTGATGATGATGATGCTAATAGCGGAAGTCCTGAACCAGTAAACAATCAAAGAAACAAATTTTAAGAGGAAATAAAATATGAAATATTTAGTATTAGAAGTTATAAATGAAAATTATTATTTGGTAGGTAATAAACCATTTGATGAAGAACAACAAGCATATAAAATGGTTGATTTACAAAGAGAGTGTAACCCTAAACGTAGTTATCAAATAGTTCATGTATTGGAAGAAGAAAATCTAGAGGTAGTAAAATGACTGAAATAAAAGAAGAAGATAAGTTTCGTAAGGGTTCACTTAGTGACCCTGAGGGTTTGGAATTATTCAAGAAAGGTAACTTGAAAGATAGTATGCCATATAAAAATGAAGATGGTTCTAGTATCTATGGCAGATTCCCGAAAAAGATAGTTGTAACTAAAGCATTATCACAAGCGGGTAAAGAATATTATACAGTTTATGCTGAGGTGGGTTGTTTATTTGACCCAACTAAACCTGATGCGAAAACAATCAAAACAGGATTTATTGAAATAGATGGTGAAGAAAAAACTTTGAATGTCTATGATAATGAATCATACTATGGATTAGAAATAAGAGATAAAGATAAAGATAAAAAAGAAGATGTGCCTTTTTAATTTTTCCTCACATTGTGTGGCTCATCAGGTGAGTAGGTTTATTATGGCTAATTTCCCTACTCACTTTCTCGGACTCAGTTATGTCAATAACAATACTCACTAGCGATTTTTTTCAAAAGAATTGTAAACCCGATTTAGATGTTACACCGAATTATGGTGTTATAAAATTACCTATCGAACAAGCAGACTTAGTTACAGCTATTATGGAATTATCAAGCGGTGTAGGTACTAAAGAAGAAGCTAAAGTAAATTATAACGAAAAAACTAACATGACACGAAAAGTAGATATGTGGCGTATTCCTATGAGTTCAAAAATTGCTGAGATGTTTCACAAGTATGCCGTTGAGTTAAATAAAATATTTAATTACAAAGTATCAGGAATACAAGACATACAATATCTAGAGTACAGTGTTGGCGATTTTTACAAAACACATACTGATATTAATTGTGAGTTCGGTTCTACTAGAAAGATATCTATCTCATGGGTATTGAATGAAGATTTCACAGGCGGTGAATTAAAAATAATGAGTGGTGGCGAAGAAGTAACTTTGTCGAATACTACAGATGAATTAATCGGTTTCACTAGTTTTATGAATCACTCAGTTCAACCTGTTACAAGTGGCACTCGTAAAGTATTAGTATGCTGGATAAATGGCGAAAGCTGGAGATAAACAATGAAAGAAAACTATGAACAAAAGTTAGAATTTATCGGCAAAGATGAATTAGACAAGCGGGTTAAAATGTGTG